ACGGTGATGGAAGATAGCAATGGGAAAGTAGGCATAGGGACTAGTGCGCTGGATGATTATGAGGAGGGGACGTGGACCCCAATCTTTGTGCCGCAAACGGGATCTTTTAATTCAATTACATACGATTCGACACGCGCTGGTAACTATACAAAAGTAGGTAACTTGGTAACTGTTTGGGGAATCATAAGAACAGACAGTGTTGATGCCACAGGGGCTAGCGGATTACTGGCTATCGGTGGTTTGCCCTTCTCGGTGGGTACGGGAACAATGGGAGGTGCATTCGCGGTTAATCTATTAAATTGGGCTGGTGAATACCCCAGTTCCGTCAGACCTTCTGTTGGCCAGACTTTTGCATATCTCTGCTACAGAACTGCGATAGATGGAAATGACACAACCTCTAACGTAAGCGACCTCACGACTGGGACCGGAGATACAAATCGACTTGGCTTTCAATTTTCGTATCGCGTTTAAATCAAAGCCCGCAACGGCTCAAAACTACGACCCATAAACCCGTTACGTCTGGAGGACGTTCCTAATGGCTCTCACTAAAGAAACCGTTGTTGACAAGATCGAAGTGCTGGAAAGCAACGCCATCCAAGTGCGTTCTGCTATCCGAGTGCTTGAGGATGGCGAAGTGCTCTCCTCGTCCTATCACCGCCATGTGCTGCAGCCTGGTGATGAACTGAGCAATGAAGACCCAAAGGTGGTGGCGATTGCTAATGCTGCGTGGGGCTGATTAGTCCCCTTCGTTTCTCGGTCTGGTGGCTAACAACTGCCAGACCTCTGAAGAGTTCGACGCTCAGATCGCTGCTAAGAAGCAGGGTAATAAAACCTTTATGTTTAAAGGTAAAAAATACACCACAAACTAAATTATATGGCGGGACTAATTATCCCGCTTTTTATTAATATGGATTTTAAGAGAAACGCTAACACAGACTATATCTATAACACTCTTACATCAGACCGTATTACTCGAATGAGTAACGGTAAGATTCCTAAGATGTCACCCGAACAAGCCGCTGGTCTTATTGGATCTTGGATTATTGAAACTGGTGATCCCTCTCTTAGTAATTTAGATGTTGTTGAACAACAAGGTGGTGCAGGTAGAGGTCTCTCACAATACACAGGAGTCAGACGTATTCCTTATGATCGTGCTCGTGCTGCTGCCTTATCTTCTGGTTTAGATCCTAATAAAGCTACCTGGCAAATGCAATACTTTGCTGATGAATATTCTGGTAAATATGATCAACAAGGTCGATCCCTTGTTGGTTGGACTAGAAACCTAGAAAATGCTCCCCAAGGTAAATCTGCTGCTGAATACGCTGATTACTATACCGGTTCTGCAAGAGAAGGTAGAGGCTATTTTCGCCCAGGTGTTCCACATAAAAATAAACGACAAAAAGCAGCACAACAAGTATTTAATGCTTATCAACAAAAGCCACAACAACAAATGGCTATACCTACTGCTTCCCCTAAACCTCCATCTAACCCTCTTTCTGGAATTATTAATCCCATCCTTAGTATCCTCGGTATACCCTCCAATTGAATCTACAAGAATTAGACCAAAAGATAAGACAAGACTTTAAAGTATTTCTTACACTCGTTTGGCGTGAACTAAACCTACCAAAACCAACAAGAGCACAACTCTGTATTGCTGATTATCTTCAACATGGACCAAAACGATTACAGATTAGTGCCTTCCGAGGAGTTGGTAAGTCTTGGATTACAGCTGCCTTCGTACTCTGGACTCTCTTCAATGACCCTGATAAGAAAATCATGGTTGTCTCCGCATCTAAAGAAAGAGCAGATAACTTCTCTATTTTCTGTCAAAAACTAATCCTTGATATTCCATGGTTAATACATCTCGGCCCCAAGGATTCCGATCAGAGGTGGAGCAGAATAAGCTTCGACGTAGGACCTGCCAAGCCACACCAGGCCCCCTCTGTCAAGAGTGTTGGTATCACGGGCCAAATGACTGGATCCCGTGCCAACTTAATGGTCTTTGATGACGTAGAAGTCCCTGGTAACTCAGCAACAGATATGCAAAGAGAAAAGCTCCTGCAACTAGTTACTGAATCCGAATCAATCCTTACCCCAGATGACGACTCTAGAATTCTTTTCCTTGGTACACCACAAACAACATTCACGGTCTACAGAAAGTTGGCTGAGCGGTCCTATAGACCTTTCGTCTGGCCTGCCCGTTATCCCAAGAGTGATAGCGGATACGAAGGTCTCCTTGCACCTCAACTGGTTGCAGATCTTGAGAAAGGAGTGGAGAGAGGGACACCCACCGACACCAGATTTAGTGACCTAGATCTGATGGAAAGAGAGGCCGCTATGGGTCGCTCTAACTTCCAACTTCAGTTCATGCTAGACACCAGTCTTTCTGATGCTGAGAAGTTCCCCCTTAAGTTCCAAGACCTCATCGTTACCTCCCTCGGTAATGAATGTGCAGAACGATATGCCTGGTCAGCAGACCCACGCTATATGGTTAAAACACTAAACCCCGTAGGACTGCCCGGAGATCGCTTCTACGGGCCGATGTTCATTGATGAGGGTATGTGTGACTACCAAGAAACAATCGTCTCTGTAGACCCCTCAGGGCGTGGCTCAGATGAAACTGTGGCTTGTGTACTGTCTCAAGCTAATGGTTATGTCTTTCTTAGAGACCTCCGGGCCTATAGAGATGGTTATTCTGATCCAACCCTTTCCGATATTATTCGTATCGCTAAAAAATACAAAGCAACAAGACTCCTAATTGAGTCTAACTTTGGAGATGGAATGATCTGCGAACTATTCTCTAAACATATCCAACAACAACAAGCAGTCATAGCAACAGAAGAAACTAGAGCAACAGTACGTAAAGAAGAGCGTATCATCGATACCCTAGAACCCGTCATGAACCAGCACAAGCTGATCGTTGACCCAAAGGTCTGGGAATATGACTACAGCTCTAATCCTGATGCTCCCCCTGAACGCAGACTTGAATACATGCTCGGTTACCAAATGTCCCGCATGTGTAGAGAAAAAGGAGCAGTTAAACACGATGACAGGCTTGATGCCCTAGCTCAAGGTGTTCAATGGTTTATTGATTCTCTCTCCCAATCTGCTCATAAACAACAAGCTTTGAGAAAGAATGAAGAGTGGAAAGCAATGATGACCTGCTTTGAAAATGAACCACATCTAGCTACTGATGCTCTTGTCTTAGGTAAGTCCTTCAAATCGCTCAACTCCCGCTCCAGCACTAGGGTTTGGGACTGGTAACCAAAAGTGGCGTCAATTAAGCAAGAGAAGTGGTGCTCTCTTGTGTGGATATGCGGTTAGGAATAGCACTAGACGAATTGTGCGTCGTGTTATTCCTTCCCCAAACAAAGCTTAATCAGCTAAAACACAAGCAATCAGTAAGGGCCTTTGGGTAGGTCTTACCTCACACCAAAATTAAATTAAAGATGCATTGGGGGTAGAATCACCTCGAGGGACCGAGCTTAGAACTCGGATGGTTACGAACACAGCTGGCGAAACCCTCAGAAATAATATGCAACCCTGATAAATAAACACAACAAATGCCCCAGCAGGTAATGCAAATGTTAAGAGACCCTAACATTTACCTTTCCCTGCTGCTAGGTCGGAGGCGAAGCCTTAGTACCAGCGTCTAGGACTT